TAGACGCAGATTCTAAAACCGCCCTTTGGAGTCTGTTGGATAGTAAGCAACGGGCAGCAATTAAAAAATACACTACAAGGTAAATATATGGCTTTTGATAATACTAATCGCGGCATCCTGTCTAAGAACCAGAATAAGACAGCGGATAATCATCCTGAATACTCTGGCTCGATTAACATAGAAGGGACAGACTACTGGCTCTCAGCATGGATTAAAGAGTCCAGCAAAGACGGTAAGAAGTTCTTTAGCCTGTCGGTTAAGCCTAAAGATTCTGCAAAGCCAAAAGCTAAACCAATGCCGGAAGACGATCCTAACGATCCTATTCCGTTCTGATCTACGGAGAGAAAGCAAGACTGCCGGGGACTTTGGTCGGTTCATCCTAAATTCTTGTGAGTATCTCCACCCTTTACGGGCAAAAGCGGATGCTGACCAGTTAGCTGAAATGCAAAGGCAGTGTAGCGAGTAGCCCACCTAATAATGTATGGAGAATAATATGAAATATTTAGTCGCACTTTGGTTAGCAGCAACAGCAACAATGTCTTATGCAGCTTGCACATATAACAATTATTGTGGGCCTAATGGGTGTGTGTATTGCACAACCTGTTGCTACGGTGGTAGTTGCACAACAACTTGTAATTAAGAATACGCCAAGCCGGTAGTGGCGCGTAACACCGGCAGCAGGGGCTGAGTACCCTTTCTTGCTTTGCTCCAAAGCTCAGTGACCCTGCACCATTTAACAGGAGAAACCTTTGAAACTGCTAGACGAACTGCAAAGCCGCTTTGAGATTAAGAATGACCGTCAACTAGCTGCAAAACTTGATGTGTCTACACCAGTCCTAAGCCGTATCCGCAACAGTAAATGCTCGGTATCAGCCGATATGATGATCCGTATCCATGAAGTATTCGGACTGCCTATCGCTGAGATTAAAGGAATGTGCCAATGAGTTGGGCAGGAACAGAGCTAGAAGTTATACGCTGGTCTGAGGCAAGAGGCATAATAGCTAATTCAGACTCCAAGACGCAGTTGCTGAAAGCAGTCTCAGAAATGGGAGAGTTAGCAGATGCCATTATTAAGCGGGATCGACCTAGTATTATTGATGGTCTTGGTGATGTGCTTGTTTGTCTTATTAATGTCGGGGCTTTAGAAGACATAGACCTGACACACTGCCTAGAATCAGCCTATAACGAGATTAAAGACCGTAAGGGCTACCTAAACAAAGACGGAGTATTCATCAAGCATGGATGATGTAAATAACCCAACACATTACACAGATGGCGGCATTGAAACCATTGATTTCATTGAAGCAAAGAAACTAGATTTTCATCTAGGCAATGCAGTTAAATATATATCACGGGCAGGTAAGAAGGAAGATAAGCTCAAAGACCTACTAAAAGCCCAGTGGTACATTAATCGAGCTATCAATAACGAAAATGCAAAAAGTTAATCAAGAAATCTACGCTAAATTAATTAAGCATTTAATAAAACATGACGCAACGATTGAACAACTGGCTAAAAAAACAGGGCTGCATAAAGTAACGGTAGGAAGCCTAGTTCGCACGTTCAAAAAAAACAATCTGGTGCATATCTGCGACTGGCAAAAAGATGCACTAGGCCGGGATCAGACAATGGTTGTCCGCTGGGGATTTAGCAAAGATAAACCTCGGTTTGCTTTCTCAGCGGCTGACCGGCAGCGACTATCCCGGTTACGCAAAAAAACCAACTGGATTACACCCTTATTAGTTGACCCCTAAATACTACGTGGTCATCATCCCAGACCTCACATAGCTCAGGTGGCAGCAGTTTACCGTCAACAAATGTAAGCACAGCAAAGCCTGACCTATGGTTCTTTGGGTTGTCTTCCGCATACTCAAACTGGTCACCGTTGACATCCGCTAGTGAGCCAGTATCCACACCATAACGAGTGCCGTTATAGTCTGTCCAAGGCGTAACCTTCAACGAATGCAGATGCCCGGTAATAATGCTTGCACCAGACTTTAGAGCATTGTTGTAGACCGCATGGATGCCATTATGATAACGATGTTTCACCATCGTATTATCATTGACCATAATTGATGTAGAGAACTTCCATAGCGGGAAATGGTCAGTTAAGTTCATGCCCTCAACGCCTCGCCACGAATCCCCTACCTGAGCCGCTAGACGGGCGTTAAAGCGCGTATCGTGGTTGCCCCATGTCCAGTGTAGGGCAGCACCTTTTGCGGCCTTCTCAACCTCATCTAGGCGTTCCTGACAGGCTTCTAGCTCTTGTTTTACGGTAGGCGTATATCCCCAGCCTGAAACCGGGTGTCTAGAGATACTGGCCCCGTCAAATACATCCCCATTCATAACGACCATCCGAGGCTTCAAGTCCTTAATGATCTTTACAAATGCACGATGCGCTGTGCTGATAATGCCAGGCCAGTAGTGGCAATCTGAGCCTACAACAATAATTCCGTTTTCTAACTTTACGTTTGTTCTAACATTGTTTTGAGCGTAGGTTACTTGGAAGTCAGGGCTATTCTTGGCAACCCCAGCTAGAACAATCCCCTGCTTTTCTTCAATTACTCGTCTTCGTTTAGCTACATTTCTTTCAGCAATACCTAGAATCTGTGACACTTCTTTAACAGATCCGTGTTTATTCCACAAAGCAATAAATTCTTGCTCAGTGCAAGTTGCCTTAGTCATGATTTCCTCTAATTGGAAAAACGATGAAATTCCCCGCACCACTCATCCCGAGCTACCACCGGAAACAGGGAGTCAAAGTCACCTTCGCCTAAGTGCATTACTTTAGGCGGGTAACGATAGCAAAATCCAAGTTCATCTTTAGGGTCAGCCTTAAAGAATGAACAAGACTGACAAGCTGGCATACAGTCTGCCGGAAGTTTTTTAACCATTAGTTTTGTTGCTCTTGTACTCAGGTTCAGTAGGCAACAATTGAAAAGACTCAGCGGGCCAAGTTCTATTCTCACCAGACTCAAAGACTACTAAGATTGCATTACCTCTCCGTGTCCAACAAAACCTGACGTAAGATTCTGTCCCAAAGGCATAACCATCGTTCATGCCCATGACACCACAGTAATGATCCCTCGTCGTTATAACCGTCCAACCACCTGCATTATTCTGAAACCCTGCTGCTTCTTCGGCAAAACTATAACAAGTTATTAACGATAAGACAACAACAGCGATTCGTTTCATGCTAGCCCCCTATTTGGTTAAGGCTTCGTATTGGTCTCGACATTGTTTGAGGAGGATGCGGAGTTCGTCTCCTCTGGCAGCTTCCCTCGCAAGAAACTCTCCATCCGGGCGGTAAAGCTCTTTTCCAGTACATCCGGCGGGAGTGGATCCATTACTGGCGGTGCTGGGCAAGGCACTGGCTTCGGTGGTGGGGCGCTCCGACCTATCGCGCAAGCTGTTAGTAAGGGCAGTAGCACGAGCATTAAGATTGCGGATTTCACGGTCTTTCTCCTGTCTTATAACGTCTGCATTGGCTTGTAATTGCTGTTCCTTGGCCCTAGCCTCAGATTGAGCCTGTGCATAAGCAGCCTCCTGAACAGAGCGCTCCTTATCCCATTCCTGTTGAACCTTAGCCATGCCTAATTCACGGCCTTGATACATACCAGCACCGCCAGCAGTAGCAACAGCCAAGACAACACCAACAATCAGCCACGGATTCATTTCTGCCCCGGCACTTTCTTGCCTTCTAGCTTCTTATGAACCTTGATCGTCTTGCAGACTTCCTTCTTAGTCTTAACGTCTACGTGGCAGACCTTCTTCATCTCGCCACCAGCAAACGCAATAAGTGGAACAAACGCAATAAGCGCAATAAGGCTTTTCATATCAAATCTCCGGTTCATGGACAGGTGGAGGCGCTTTCTTACCGGCAAAACCTGTGGTTACCTCAACAGTAGTCACAACAGGCTCAATACGGCGCTTTGCAGGGGCTTCTTCTGATGGCAGGTTGTTACTAGCTGCACCGCCTAGCTTCTCCTGTGTACGTCCCCAAGCCGCCAAACCAAGCACTGCACCCATAGCCATATGGAACAAGCCAGCACCTTGCAGCGTCATAGGTTGCCATTGACGGAAGGCATCATTAGCCGCTTGTGTCTCCCAAAACTGGATTACTGCCCATAGGACTGGAGCTAGAACGAAGTCAAAGATACATACACCCATGTACATCCAGCCCATTGCCGGACGCCATTTTGTATTCATCCAGTCATCTTTTGCTTTTTCGCTATCTGTCTTCTTAGTCATCTCAGCCCTCCATTACGTGCAGTGCATGGTTGTAATGCTTAATCCGGTCTTCTAGTCCAATGAAGCCACCGTTAATTGCCTTAGTCAGACCCTTGATGTCACCCTTGTCAGCAAAGCGGTTCAGGTTATTAGTCTCCCAGAACCAGCAAGCAGACTGAGCAGCGCCTTCAAATGTCGCTAAGTACTCAGGCACATCGTTAATGTTCATCTCCAGACTGTCAGCAAATGCTTGATAATTATTACGTCCGGTAAGTTGGATAAGACCACGACCACAGAAACGCCAGCCATCACCACTAGACTCATCCCCATTACCCATACGATTCCCATAGGCTCGGTTGGCAATGTGCATTTGCTTGTTGAGTCTTGAGGCGTAGTCGTTGGCGATTGCATCTGTAGGGAAATACTTAGGGAAGATTTTGCGGAGGGTTGCTGGCTTGTAGTTCAAGTTCTCTTTCAAGACCATGAAATTACCAGACTCATGAGCGCATTGGGCCACAAAGGCAGCAATACGTTTCGGGGTATCAATGTCGTAGTCTGGTAGCAACTGGGACAAGGCTTCATGCCAGTCAGCTACATACGGATTCTTAGGCAGCATCTTCTTGAGTTGCTCAAGTGTCAACACACTCATTCTTCACCCCTCATTTCACGTAAAACCTTTAGACGCAGCTCTTTCATCTTGCGGGTTTCTTCTTGTGCCCGGTACATCGCATTATTCATGTCCATGTACATCACACCCATGACAGGGAGTGCAATCATTAGCACAAAACACAAGACCACCACGGCGATGAGAAGTGACCACGGTACGTCTGACTCAGACGAAGCATTACTAGAAGGCCGACGTACCACGCCACGACGAAAAGGATTGCTCCAACCCATACTGCTTCTTCTTTCCTTTTTCTTGCTGCCCTGCGTCTTGTAAGTGCCTCAGCCTTAATCTTTGCAGTCTCACGCTTATGAGCCTCGTCTTGCTCAATGATGATCTGCTTCCACATCTTTTCGTACTTAGTCCACAAGTCACCTAGCTCTGGAGGCGCTTTGTAGACCATAGTCTCCCGCAGCTCTACAATCATTGCATCCAACCTTGACCGTATGATGACCCGGTTTAATGCACGTTTGCCGATAGAGTCTGTGCCTGAGTAGACTTCCTTAGCCTCTGCTTCTTGTTGGATAAACGCCTTGCCGATAGCATCGTAGGCATCCATCAGCGCACCTAAGTCGTTACCAATATTTAGGAACACATCGTTAGGATCAGCCCTGCCTATCTCTTGAACCCGCTGTACTTCCTCGTTGTACTGTATCTTCTGAGCATTCGTCGGCGCTTTAATCTTACCGAACTGCGACTTCAGATCATCTAATACTTCCTTAACCTCACCTGCTGCGCCCTTGATGTCCTTATATAGCTGGCATCCTTTTTTAACGGCAGCAACCGCAGCATTAGCGGCAGCAAGTAGGGTTAGCGGATCAATTTAGCGTCTCACTTAGGCAAAGAACCATTACCAGCCATCCAGAACATTAGGCCCAATGCACCAGCGCCTACGATCCAGAATATCTTTTTAACGACGGAACGACCTACTTCTTCGTAGATCTTCTTAAATGCGACCTCAGCGGCTCTTTCAGCTATGGCCTCAATCTGATCGTCAGTGAGTGGGAGTTCTTTGTTAGACATAGGTCACTCGTAAAGGATATTGATCGTACCAGCGTCAAATGTGTCTGTGCCGTTGACTGTGGTAATGCGGATACCGGTCAATACTGATGGCAAGGAAATTCCTCCGGAAGTTACCATATTGCCACTAGCGTAGGTAGCTCCACCAAAAGCAGACCACGTATTGTCGGTTACATTTGTAAATACAACTGATCCGTACAAATCATCTGTAGATTGATTGCCGTTAAACACAATACCTGTTGTTGCTGCGTTTTCTGCAATATTAGCGCCATTAAAACGAGCGCCAGAACTTCTATACCCAGTTGTCACAACGGTTGATCCACTATGAATTAGCTGAAGCTGTTTAAATGAAGTCCCGCTTGTACTAACTCCACCAAACATTACCGTGATCCTCTTGGCCCAAGACGGTATGCTTGTAAAATCAACAAATGTACCTGATACTTCAACCGCCGTACCCGACACAATTGAAGAACCGAAAGATGGTGGCGCATCACCATTAGATTTTAGAACTTGACCTTCTGTTCCGTAACTAGTTTCACCGGAGCCAAAAGAAAAACCACCGTTTTTAGTAACTAATAAACGCTGAGTAAGCGTGTTAGCCGTAGACCCAGAAGATCCAGAAGCAGCAGTTTTAAGAACAATACTTCCAGAACCACCAGTACCAGTGCCGTTACCAGCGTTAATCTCAAAATTTGAGCCTGATATATTAGTTCCAGAAGCATTAGGAGAGCGCAAAATATTACCTGCGACACTCGTAGTAGCCTCACCAGATCCAATAATGACAGCACCGCTAGAGCTTAATCTGAGTCGATCTGTACCAGCAGTAACCAGTGACATCGTGTCAGCAGCAGGGCGATAAATACCTGTATTGGTATCGCCATCCCATGAAAGCGGAGGAGCAGTAGCAGTAGTAACAGAATCATCCAAATAAAGGACAGAGGAACTGGTTTGCGTAACAGATCCACTCAACAAGGTAGAACTTGTCGTATTACCAATATTGTTATTGCCGTTCATTGAAACTGTGCCACTCATTGACACTGTTCCACTCAGTACAGCATTGCCAGATACAGTCGCAGCACCATTAATAGCCACGGTACTAGAGAACACAGCAGCGCCAACCGAAGTAAACCCACCGCCTACCGTAAAGCTATCCCCGTCTGTACCTGCTTGCTGGTCTTTAAGCTGCGCCATAAGCTCACGTATAGCGTTATTAATGCCAGACGGAGCGCAACCCTCAGCAATGTTAATCCCGGCTATGTCGGTATTGTTTGCAGGAGTAGAGCTAAACTCGCTAATCTTGTTCTTTGCCATGATTAATCCTTACTGACCTAGTAACCCATATGTAGGGGAAATTCTTTGCTGCAATTCTTGCTGTTCTGCTGAAATTAATCCACGGCCTAGAGTTGAGCGAACCGGTTCTGGAACAAAACCACCAACTTTAGAAACAGCACCATAAGGTGTACCAAAGAATCCTTCTGGTTTTGCCCCAAGATAACGTTGCGCCATAATATTTCTAACTGGGCCAGATGTACCTAGATAAGCAGGAATAGCCAATGGAGCTTGAAGCAACAATGAAAATGGATCACTGTAAGCCTGTCTTTCAGCCGTACCGCTAGAAGGAAACGCTTTAGGAAAGCTGCCACTGAGCATTGCAGCGGTTTCTATAGGCTCTTTAGTTGTTCCATAAGTGGGACGCTTAGAAAGTTCTTTAGAAAGTTTCGCAGCACTAACATTACCGGTATTAGCATCAAATGCTTTGTCAATCAGGAACCAGTTAGACAAGTCTTTACGACCTTGACGGAACTGATTTAATACTTGCTGACCATTAGTACGCATCAGATTGGCTGGGCTATTAAGATAACGCTCAATAGAATCTTCAAGAGAGTTACGCAGATTGGTTAAAGTCTCAATAGATGTACTAGAACCAGCCTTCTTAGCCTCAAATAACTTATCGCCAATAGCCTTAAGTGATCTAAATGCTTGATCTCCAGTCATGCCTTGAGAACCAAAAGACTCAAAATCTCTCAATATTCTTAAGGCTGCTTTATCGGTAGGAGTAACAAGAGAAGGCTTTAAAGATTTAATCTTTGCAATCTCAGCATTTACTGAACTTACAAAGTTAGCATCACCAATGACAGATGGATAGCCACTCAAAACTTTGTAGTTGTTAAGGGCTTGGCTATAAGCCGACCGCATATTCTCATTGGTTAGCGGAGCAGCAGGAGGGATCTTAATTAAGTTCTTAGCAATCTCATTAGTCTTTGACTGATTGCTTGCCTCAAAGCGTGTAAATGCCTCTCCAGCGATAGGAAAGCGAGATTTAAAGCCTTCTTTAAGACCTCCTGCATACCCAGTAATTTGCGTAGGGTCAAGCTCAAATCCCTGCTCTATAGACCTGCGACCAACTTGTCTTTGTTGTTCTGTTAAATTTGCCTCAAGTTTTGGAGCTAGGCCAACTTGACGAAGGCCAAATTGAGTTGCACCGCCAGTCACACCGCCCAAACCAGCTCTAGCAAACATTTCCGGCGTAGATTCACTTGGGGTTGTCAAAGAATACAATGCACCACCAGCAGCAGCTTGAGGGATCGTAGTTGGGAGCAATGCCCCACCCAATCCAGCAGAAGTGCCACCAACAAAAGGAACCTTACCAGCAGCCTTTAAACCAGCTCCGCCAAACAAAGAACCAAGAACATCAACGACAGTAGAGCCAAAAATTTCAGCGCCACCAGTAGGCTCTGAAGCCTTATAAGTTGGAGACATGACAGAACGAGATTGCTGAACGCCAGCCTCGTATTGGCTTAATGTTTCTGGACTAACAACTCCAATAGCCTCGCCAGCTCTTAAGGCAGCACCAGACAAGCCTTGACCAATTTGAGATATACGTTTACCAGCACCAGTAAACATACCACCAGTTTCAGGCTCCCTTGATTTCTGTATCTTCTTGATCTCGGCAGCAAAAAGACGAGCAGACGTAATATCGCCAGCTTTATCAGCTTCCAATAACGCTCTCTCCAAATCTGGGATAGTTGCCATGATTTTTCCTATTAATCTTGTATGCCGTATTTTCTTTTAACATCTGCTGGCAATGTGCTTCCACCAGAAGGAGCCTTGCCTTTTGTTAATTGAGCTATTTCAGCATTGGTAAATACTCTATCAAGACCTTGATTTTTCATTTCTTTACGGAAATTCTCAATAGAGAAATCACCTGTTTGAACCATTTGCGCTCTAAGGTCAGCAGCTTTTGCGGCTCTTTCAGCAAGACGTTCTGTATAAACAGCAATCAATTCTCGACCCTCTGCATACTGAACCAGTGATGGCAAAGCAGACAAGAACTGTTCTGTTTCAAAGTTTGACGTTGAACCAGAACCTTCAACTCTCAAAGTTGGTGCAATTCTGCCACGAATAGCTTTTGCCAAATCCTGAGCAGAAGCAATTTGAGCCATTGAAGTATTTGGAAAGTATGATCCAAGCGTCGCTTTAAACTCATCAAGTTTACCGCCTTGATATGGCTTCAATACATCTATAATTGCCCGAACATCGGAAGACGTATTCAATGCTTGGAAGGCAGTTTCCTCTGCCTTAACAACGGCCCCAGCGCGACCTTTAGTAAGCTCTTTTTCAGCAATGACGCTCTGAGTAACAATAGTCCTGCCAAGCCTACGAAGCTCACCCTCTTTGCCAAACATAAGACGATCAAGTTCACCTGCTTCTTGAGGAGTAAGGTCTTCAAGATTTTTCTTAAATTTATTCTTAGCAATTCGACGAGCCTCAACAGAATAATCGGCTTGCTTTCTTTTAAAGTCAGTTTCTTTTTGAGTGAAATCAGTTATTTGTTTATTAATTTCACGCATTTCAGTTACAAGTTTATCAGGCGTAATTTGCCCATTCATTTGCAACTGCATCAAATTATCAATTGCACCTTGAAACATTGGTGGTGCAGTCTTTCTAAATGTTTCCAAATCAACTTCAGAAACAGAGACTTCAGCAATTTGTTTTCTTACCTGCTCAAGTCGTTTTTCCTGAGTAGCAAATGCTTTCTCAACCAAAGGATTATTAGCCAATCTAGGATCACTTAGTCGATCCATTTCTGCACGAATATTGTCAGCTTTTGCATTTAATGCTGGGAGCTTGCTTGATGGCCTTTGACCAGCAGCAGTAACAACAGGCAATACTTTTTCACCTGTTTGAGCGTCAACTTGAACTGGAGCTTCTGGATACTTATATTTGTCACCAGCAGCAATATTGGGAATACCAAAAATAGTTTCCCCCGCCTGAGTAACAACAATTCCGGGCTTAGGTTCTTGAGTAGCCTGAGCTGGCTGCTCTTGAGTTGCTTGTGCTTGTTGCTGCTGAACTACAGGCTGAGAAACAGGTTGAGAAACAGGACTCGGAGAAATTTCAAGACGATTTGCTTTTTCCATCAAAGCATCAGCATAAGGCTTAAAGTTAGGCCCAAGCAAATAAGCCTTATTAGCCTGTTCTCTCAATGAATCAGGTGTTTCTGGGCCTTGCTGGCCTCCTTGACTACTTAAGCCGGAAATTCTTTGACGTAAAGCCACTTCTTCAGCAAACTTGCCGGGGTCAATGTCAGCCAATGGAGCCAGATCAGGATACTGAACCTTAGCTTGTGCAATGCTTCTCAACTTATTAGCAGCTTGAGCTTGTGCCAACTGAGTCTGGGCAATTTGTTGCTGCGTTACATAGTTCTTAATTCCCTGATCGTAAGCGCCACCAGCAGCACCAAAGCCGCCAGCCAATGCACCTAAGACATTCTCAGCAGCAGAGCGTCTAGGGCCAGTACGACTCATACCCTGAGCCAGCGCCAGACCTGCACCTAGCAAGCCCTGAACATTAGCCCGGTTCTGCAAGTTCTTAGTTTCTTCAGCGCCAAGCAAGCCCTGAATGTAACTAGGAGCCGCTTGACCGAAGATGTTAGGAATGTAATCTGTAATTGCCATATATCACCCTAAGAGGGAAATCGGTTGCGGTCTAAGTACAGTGCCTTGCTGTGGGTTTAGCAGACTCATGTAGTCACCGCCTTGAATCTGACCACGGTTAACCTGACCAGCAGGAGCAAATTGCGCTTCAGGCTGTTGCATCATCTGTTGGGCAGACTGCATACCCATTTGAGTAAGAACTGGGTTTTGCTGAGTAAATTGACCAGCACTTTTAAGCCCACCTAATGCAGTATCCATAAAGCTAGTTTGAGCTAATGACGATGGAATCATGCCGGTACTAGGGCCAGACAAAGAAGATACGGTTGTGCCAATATTTGTTGGGTTAGCAAAAATGGTTGACATTGCTGGACTAACTGCCTGACCAGTAAACGCAGCAGTTGGAGCAGTAGCAGCGGCAGTTCCAGCAGCGGTTGAGCCAGCACCCATTGCGGAACCAGCACCAGCAGCACCCAAGCCACCAGCAGCCATTAGAGTGCCACCACCAAACCCACCAGCAGCACCAAGCAAAGCGCCTTTAAGTGGATCTTTCTTGTTTGTCATAGCTCCGATAGAGCCACCGACAACAGCTAAAGTAATTGGATCAGCCATTATTTACCCCCCGATGGCGTAGCTTGTTGAACAGTTTCAGTACCTTGCGGAACACTGCTGAACAAGTTAGCAAATTGACTAAGTTTCATCTGTGGCAAGTTCTGCTCAAAGTTAAAGCGATTGATAGCATCTTGCAATTCAGCAGACGAATATTGCTCACGAGCTTGACCTGTTGTAAGCAACTTTTGAATATCAGCGTAGTCAGCAGCAGCCATCTGTGGAGCAGCACCAACAGCAGCCATCTGTCTACCACGTTCAGCCTCAGCCGATCCGTAAGCCAGTTGACCACCTTGCTCCAGCATTGCCCGAGCAAACATATCTTGCGCCCGGCCTTCTTGTTCCGCCTGAGCAGCAGAGCCATAACGACCCATTGACGAAGCCTTGGACTGTAGACCTTGCACACCCTCAGTAAACTGCTCACGGGCCTGACGATTAACACCAGCTAAAGCACCCTCTAGGAATGGATTAACGCCCCGTCCTTGAATCGTAGCTAGTTGCTCTGCCTGTGCAGCACGAACCAGCGGAGAACCCGCCATAGCCCGTTCCTGAGCCATATTCAGAGCTGATTGCGTAGCCTCAGAAGGGGAGACGTAGGTCTGACCGGGGAAGAATGTCGGAGTGCCAGACTCGTAAAGACGCTTGCCTTCTTCAAGCCCATAAGTAACATACGGCTTGATCGCTGGATCAATTTCCGTTGTGGTTTTTGTTGGTTGAGTACCGCCGCCACCGCCCATATTACACCTCGCAAATCCATTGTTTAGGACGGAAACCGAGTTGTTTCGCCCTACGCTGCCACCCTCGACGATGGCTAGAGAAAGTTAAGTATTTGACATTTCCTTGACTACAGATGTCTTTTATGTATTTTAATCCAGATTCCACAATTTGATAATTATTTTCTAACGTCCAAGCCGCCCATAAGTGCATCGTGTCACCCATAGGTTGCAGGATAAAGAAGCACTTAAAGTGGTTATTCTCTAGTCCTACCCACAGCATTGCCTTCTGGTTAAAGCAGTCTGTGTACACATCTTCTACTATCCAGTTTTCAGGGCTATATCCCTTGATTTCATCCAAACCGGGGCGCACACTAGGCCACCAGTTACGCAGTTGATCTACAGGGATATATCTAAACTCCATTAGCCCACCACAATGTATCCATAGGTTTTGTCCGCCGTATCGTTAGCCCAATGCGTAAGGGTAGCACTACCCTGCTGTTTAGCGGAAACATATACATTGGTTGTTGCACTAGGAGCAACATAAGACGCAGTTACGATAGCCGATGGAACTGCCGGT